AACATAAATAAAATATTATCTTCACGAAGTTTAACACCACCAGAGCGTCTTGTAATTTCTTCCAAAATTTTCATACTTGTATGAATATAATCGTGAAAAATATAATGAACATCGTGGTCTCGTATATTCTTCTTAATTGTATTTTCTACATCTTGCAATGAAAAATCGGGTAATTCTTCGATATATAAAGGACTATTACTTAAAATTTTTGCGGCTTCAAGCACGCGCTCTTCTTCATCTCCTTCATATTCGCCATTTAAAATATGCTCTTCATTCACATTGGATAAAAAAGCTAACATCATTGTTTGTACTTCTTCAAGCTCTTGCTCTGTAGTTACAAATAGCGTTGGCTCACAGGAGCCGCTTCCTATCCATCCAAAAGTCTCGTCATAAATTTTATTACAAGCAATATAGCAAGCATCAGCTATCATACTTCTGGTTTTACCTACACCAGTTGCGGCCGAGCGCAAATAAAACTTTTTTAGCCTTGCACCTCGAGTAACTGTATTAATTAGTGGGCCGTACAAGGGCACACCAACTTCTGGATGCTCTTTAAATTTATTAATTAATTCGTAAATGCCTTCCGCAGCTTGCTGTGCTTCACCATATGCATCATCTACATATTGTAAACGAATACTATCAATTTTTGCATCAACTTTATCTGCAATTTGTTCCAAAGTTGAATTATCAAGCATATCTTCTTGCAATTGTTTTTTCTTAGTATCAAGGATATTATCTATATCATAAATATCTGTAATATCAATACCACAATTATCGTAAGCACGCATTAATGAAAATTTTTTCAAACGACCATAATAATAATCAAATGAAGATGGCATAGCAGTTTCAGAAGCTTTTAACAACCATTCTTCTCCTTTATTTTGTTTGAAAATAGCTTCGCTTTTAGGTCGTGTAGATAAAAAATCAGAAATATTTTCTAAAGTAATTTTATTTACTCCTAATTCATAAATTTTATAAATAGTGCCAAAGACAGTTTTATGAAAATTATCAGCAAAATCTTCATCAACAATGGTATATTTATCAGTAAAATCTAACAATTGTGGAGTATTAAATACACATCCAATTACTTGTGTAATTGCAATAGGGTCAACATATTTACTCGCCATTGGAATTCTCCTCTTCATCTAAAAAAGCAAATAACTGACGTTTTTTTACTTTTCGCTCTGGGCGTTTAATTACTATCTCTTTAATTTTTGGTTGATATTCAACAATTACCTTATCTTTATTCTGTTGTTGAGCTTGCCATAAAGCATAATAATAATTATACGCTTGTTTATAAGTATAAGGCACAATACCAATTCCGCCATTGGCTTTCTCGATATTATTACCTTTAATTTCATAAAAATATACTAATGCTTTTTTTATACCTGAATAAGTATAATTATATTCTTCAATGTATTTATTGATTTGTTTTCTAATACGAGCATCTATATAATCAATTTTTAATAATTGAATAATATAATTATCTAAATCTTGTTTATCTTGCTCTTCTTGAATTTTCTTTTCATCTGTTGTTAAAGAGCATTCTTTATGCGCATATCTTCTACCCACTTGAATACATGGATATTTATCTCGGTCAAAAGTTTTACCGCAATATAAACACTTTACTCTATGCAATTTTGAATACTCCTTTCATATTTTGTACATAATAATTATATTAAAAATTATAAAAAAAATCAAGTCGGAGTAACTTTACTCGTGACTCCGACTTAATAATTTAATTTAATTCTGTAGCAAATACTTCTTTAATTTCTTCGTTAATTAAATGAATAAACTCTGCTTGCTCAATGGTTGCATCAGAAACTTTCTTACCCTTACCTAAATAACGGTCAATAATGTGAGTAAGTTTAGCTCCATTAGTTGCACTATTCTTTTCCATTAGCTTGCCTACTAAAGTTTGAAATTCATTCATTAAAACATCATAATCATATGTTTGAATAATAGGTGCGGCCTGGCGCTCATCAGTAACAAATTGATTATTAGTTTCTGCAGCTTCCTTATCAATTGCGGCATTCAAAGCCTGAGTAAGAGCCTCATAAGTAAAAGGAATTTCAGACTGAATGTATTTAAAGCGGCAACCGCAACGAATACTATTATCGGGAGACCGCAATGTAAGCACCATCTGGGCTCCTTGGTCGGTTACTTTTGGATGTGCATAACCAATAATATCGCTCATATTCTCAATGATAGATAAAGCAGAAGATTGCATTGAAGAACCAATTTGCTGATATTCAGCAGCATTTTGAGGCTTAATGGTTTTTTCTTTATCATGAGAGATAAATACAACGGCGTAACCAAGTTGAGTTAAAGTACGGAAAGTATCTTCAAATTCTTTTTTATACTTAGCCCAACCATTTACTGTCCAACCACCGTCGCCAATATTTTCAATACCAAGTTGATTACAAATATATTTTTGGCAACAATCAGCTGCAATATCTGCAGTATCAACAATAATAGATTTAAAGCGTTCTTTTACTTCTGGTTTCTTTAATTCTCGTACAACCTGCTTCATTTCACCCCAAGTTGTAATATCTTGTGCCATAACACCAGGTAATGCGTTATAACCACGCTCAAAGGCAAGAAGCAAATGACCGGGCATCTTACTACCAAAAGTAGTTTTACCACATTTAGCTGGGCCATACAGGAAGGTAATGTATCCCGAAAGGTCTCGGGATACACTATGAGGAGTAAGTTCTAACAAATTAATAGCCATATCTTATTCTCCTTTCTGTATTAGGTACATTAAAAATTAAATGCACCAGCTGCAGGAGTGGCAATTGCCGGAGCCGCATTCTTAGAAGCCTTATACTCATCTTGTCTCTGCTTCAAAGTGGCAAGATAAGTTTCGCGAGCGGTAATAGCTTCATTAAGTTCAGCTACAGTCATAGTTTCTTCAGTATCCCATTCATAAGGAAGTTCAGCTGCCCAAGTTACAACCCAATCCTTACGAGTAGAAGGTACTTCACGTACGAATGTATCGCCAAAAGCAGACTTTTCTTCGATACGCTTTTTAGTTACTTCAGAAAGCTGACGTCCTCTAATTTTTGTAAATACAGGTGCCTTATTAGAAGCATCAAGACCTTCAAAATAATCCATAGCATTAGGATTAGTAACACTTAGTTCAACAGGCATTAAAGAGTTACGGAAGTCAAAAATTGCACCCTTAATAATACCTTTTTCAGGCAGGTTCTTTTCAACATCAGCTTCTTTGCGGATAAAGCTAGTAATAATAACATCACACTCAAAGATATTACGATTCTTTTCATCTTCATCCAATGCGCTAATTGTGTTTACAAAACCGCCTTCATATCTCTTGGCACTAACAAGTTCTTCTTTTCCGGTACGGTCAGAATAGAACTCATTTAGACCAATAGCTGTATCAATACGCACCATACCAGCTTTCTCAATACCGTCTGCCATTATAGTGCCAATATTCTTATCTACAATATTTTTCAAAACGCCAAAAGTAGCATTATTCTTGCCGCCAGTTGTAACTGCGGTAACATAGGTAAAATGCACAGAAATAATATTAGTTAAAGCATCATTGGTAGCAACTTTTAGCTCACCAGCGATAAATTCTGTGCCAGGATTCTTAGAATTAGGACCAGATTTCTTCAATTCCAAAGAACTTTCATATACATATCCTTCTACTCTTGCCGTATTAATTAGTTTCTTTTTCATAATAATTTTTCTCCTTAGTCAATAATAATATTTTTACCTTTTTCTGTAAGTACATAAACTACGGGACTTTGTCCCATTTTTTCTACATAACCATCAGTCACCAATTTGCGCATGGAACCAGATACCATACGAGAGTTTACGAACATTTCTTCCGCGATATCTTTAGCCTTCCACATTTGAGTATCTTGATGCTGTTGGAGAAAAGATAAAACCAACTTACCATTATCAGTAAATAAAGGCTTTTCTTTTTCTTCGGAGTCAGAGCATAAAGCATCCCAATACATCTGGACATCTTCATCCATTACACAATTAGTTTCTTCCATTAAAGCTTTTACAAATTCAATAAATTTTAGTTTCTTATTCATTTTTATTTACCTTTCCTTATTTGTTCTACTATTATTATATTAAAAAATATTAAAAAAATCAATCATACTCTTTCATATATCCAAAACTGATAATGTAAGTTATTATCTGTTTTCATTTCATTAATCGGCTTACCTTTCCATTCCATAGAATTATTTAAATTAGGAAAATAAGTATCAATTTTTTGATGACTTTTATAAATTTTTGTTACATAAACTTTATCACAATAAGGAAGGAGTTGTTCGTAAATAGTCCCTCCACCGATGATAAACCACTGTCGTGTATCTTTCTTTTGTGAGAATTTCATCATGCTAATGGCGTCTTCTAAATTACAAAAAACCGCATCATCATGACAGTTTATCAAATCTGTATGACAAATTACAATATTAAGTCTATTAGGAAGAGGTTTCTTAGGAAGTGAATCCCACGTTTTTCTTCCCATTACTACTATATTATTTGTAGTAAGTTCTTTAAAATGTTTTAAATCTTCGGGAATATGTTCCAATAGTTCACCATTAAAACCTATTCCCCAATCATTATCAACTGCTACAATTGCTGAAATCATTTTAAATTCTCCATAAATACATCATCCAGTTTCCAAGCAATGGCGGCAGCTTCAAGGGCTTCGCTTCTGGGAATTTCCCTAGCATAATGAAAGCCCCCAGTATTGCGGGTTCGTCTTCCGCATTCACACTATATCCATAAATCAGTATAATCATAATTTGGCTATATAATTTTTGGATATTTACCACATTGGCACTATTTTAGCCAAACACCTTGCTCTGGCACTGTAATTATATAATTCATATACCCAACTCCAATTGTAATTGAGGCTTAATAGGATTATAAAAAATCATTGCAAAATCCTCAATAGTCATATCATAAAAATTTGTTTTATTTTCGTTTAATATAAGATTTGGTGTTGGATGTTTAATTACGGAGCCTTCTGGATAATGCTCATCATATCTACGCATCATTTCTTCTGCCGCATCTAAATGTCTATCATAAATTTGTTCATTTGCTACAAAATGAGTGAACACCCCAGGTTTATAACCCGTATGACGAGCAATCATCATTAACAAAGCCGCATATTGTACTTCATTAACACCGCCTGCACCAGAAGCAGTAAGCATATCTCCGCTTCGCTGAATTAAACACATATCGAGATATTCACCACGTACATTCCATATAGTTAGAAAAGCACAAGGAGCTAGACCTGCGGTTTCCCGCAAATCGGTCTCTTGCCATAAGGATACAATCTTGCGGCGACCATATGGGTCTTGTTGGATATCTTTAATCAAATTATTAATTAAATCATATCGGCTTATAGTTGCGCCATAGCGTTGTCCAATAGTACCATCACCAATATCCCAATCCTTCCACCAACCAACGCCCATTTCTTCCATTTTTGCGATTTCATTAGTAGGCTTTTGGTATATGGTAAAAATTTCTTTAATACCAGTCCTCCAAGCTATTGGACGCAAAGTACAAATTGGAAATTCCCCCTTAGATAAGTCATATGTTCTATAAGTATGATTTATCGACCAAGTGTGTGCGGGAGTCCCATCAGCGTAATGAGGACGAGGATTTTCATCTTTATATCCATGCTCTAAAATATTAAAAATATCTTGTTGAATATATTTATCTGCTTTAGTCATTTGATACCGCCTATATACTAGATGCTATTGCACCATCCATACAATAAGTTGATAATTTATCAGCTGATATCGCAGCACTATCATTTAAACAAAGGTCATTTGTTACTGCAGAAAGACAAGTAACAGTTGGCGAAGTGTATATATACGGAGAAGCGATAGAAATAGATGAGGAACTGCGTGAATTCATACCATCCGCTACTCCTTCGTCATACGCTTCTTTTAAGATTTGTTCTAATTCTTCTTTACTAAATTCTAATCTACCATGTGGATTAGGATACATAATTTTAATTTTCATTTATATTTACCTCATTATTTAATACTATAGCCCCAAGTCATAGCTTGATAAAATTCTTGAAAATAATCTTCGCGGGCGTCCAGGTCTGTACGGCCGCATTCTTCGAGCACTTCAAACGTAAAGTTTTCAGGCCCTTTTTCAAACATTACGGGATATAATTTATTGCGGGTAGGAGTTTCAGCGCCCACACCACGTTTAATATGCTGTTTCCATCTATCGGCGAGATTAGCCGCCTAACCTATGTAGCATTTTTCATTTGCAATATCAGTTATCTTATAAATGCCAGTATGAATACCGGGGCCGATAACACGACCTATTAAATCATTTACTGGTTTTTCATAATAAACCTTCCAAATTACTTTA